AAATGTTTCTTTTTTTGGTTTTATTTTATTCCAAATGCGATATGCTCCCTCCATATTAGTAGATGATTCTTCGACATCCGTACGAACAATACACATTGTATTAATAAATTCATTAAATTTGTTCGTTTGTTCGTCTTCTGGTATTAGAGGATTTTGATAAACGGATTGGTTTTCTTTTTCGAACAATTTTAATTCATTCTGCTGTTTATCTAATTTTTCATTTAATCCATTTATTTCAATTGATTGTTTCGTAATAGTTTCATTTTTGACAAATAATTGTTCTTTTAACTCCTGATTTTCCTTCAATAAATCTTCATTTTCTTTTAACAATTTATTAAAATTATCTATGCTATATGTCTTTGAATTAATAATTTCTTTAATATATTTTGTTAGCTGATTTATGGTAAATGTATTTGTATCATATGCTATTATTTCTGTTTTATTTTTTCCATTTACTTCAATTGAACGTATTTGTTTTTTTATGTTTGGATGAGTCTTAATTAAATTCTCAATTTCTACCTTATTTTGTACTTTAAATGCGTCTAATAATATAAAATTGTCATAATTCTTGTTATGGTCAAGAACTCTATTGTGTAAATTATTTGTATGTCCAAATTTAATTAGTTTCTCATTTGAATCATTTGTATTGTCTATTGTTCCAAAATATATGCATTCAGTGTTTACAGGAAACTGATTAATTAACGTTTGTTCTACAGCCTTTTGTTTTTCCTTTTTGGAATTTTGTAATAAATTATCTTTTTGCTCCAATTGAAGCCTTAATTCATCGGTTTCTTCTTCCACAATTTCATGTAAAACATCTTCCATTTTCATATAATATTCGTGGATTTCTCCCGCTTTTTTGGTTTGAGCTTTTAAACATAGTGATTTGAAACATTTTATTGTTAATAATATTGTTTGTTTGTTTTGTCCACCATTTTGTTTGACAGAAGTTTCTTTTTCAAAAAGTGCTTTCTCATCAGAGAGAGCGGTTTTGTAATCTATATCTAACTTAAAATATTTTTCAAGACATTCTTTTGCTCGAATTTTTTGACTAAATCCTAACCATTTCCATATATTATCTAAATCAACTACAAAATCATAGTTTTTATCATAATTTAAGTAACAATAAAAACTACTTACAAATAATTGTTGTTCAAACCCACTGAAATTTTTCTTGATTTTATTTATTAATTTGTTATTATACGCCTTTGAAAGTTTAGATATTGGATTTTGCTCTATAAGTTCTACGATGTTTAGTTCTTGCATCTTATAATTAAATATACCATATTGTCTTTAAGTTGTTATAAGTGCTTTTATATTTAAAAAGCGGTTTTATAAAAGCGGTTTTTACCATTTACTCTTTTTAACCGCTATTTTTGGCCCTTGACCGCGTTTCTTCACGTTATTCGGATCATATTGCTCGTCTTCCTCGTCATTATTTAACTGTTTTGATATTTCCCAGAACTCTTTTGACCCCAATCTGAAGTCATTATGAGCATCTGCCTTATACCAAAACACCTGATCCTGCAATTTATTGGACTTCGAGTTGTTATTTATCACTAAACACTCGAAATTCTCAGTGCATTGATCCATTACTTGACAAAACGACTCCAATGTGGGAAACATACCCGCATAATTTTCATAAATTCGTTTCCTATTTGCAATATATGGCTCTCTCAAAATAAATACGTAATCGATATTTGTTCGCAGCGTTGGTGGTATGCCTAATGGATATTGCATTGTGATGAGTAACATGACCTTCCAATGTCTACCATTCATAAAAAGTAATCGCATCATTTTATCACGCGCCCAAGTGTTGTCGTACAAACAATCATCTAAAATAACAAAAGTTCTTGGGTCAATAGTGCTTCTATTGAATTGCTCCATTTCTTTCTTTATTTGTTTCAATACACCACGCTGGCGTTTTAAAACGTTTTCAATAATAACAGTGTTGTATTCGTTGTGAATGAATAATTTAGGTACTAATTTACCATAAAAGCCGTTGCCCTCTTCTGTACCTGAGATAACAGTGCCTATAGGTATGTCTTGATGATAATATAATAAATCTCGAACTAAAAATGATTTACCGGTGTCACGACGACCTATTAAGACAACTACTGGACCCTTAGATTCATTCGGTTTAAAACTAATACTTTTCATATCAAATCTTTTCAATTCTAAATTCATATATAATATGCAATGTGAAAAATAATTTGATAAAATAAACTTATAAAATATAAAATATAAATATAATATAAATGTCGAGAAGGATTCATGTTATCGGTCCATTTAATAGCGGAACAAATTTAATTCATAATGTTATTAAAAATAGTGAATGTATTGATTTAACAACTAATAACCCAGTAACAATTGGAGGTATACACGAACCATTTGGTAAACACATAATGACAATAAAAACTATAAATAATTATCTTGACAATAATAATAATTTATTAATAATTATGTATAAAAATGTATATAATTGGATATATAGTATAAAAAAAGAATGTTATGATGTTAAATATAGTAAATTGTTTTTACCGGTAGAATTATATGGAAAAAATTTTCCTAATATGGTAGAATTATACAATTATTATTATATTAATTACATGTCAATATTGAATAAATATAGCAATGTTGTATTTTTAGATTATGAAAAAGTTATACAAAAAAATGAGTCTTACGATTATATTAATAATGCTTTAAGAAAAATAAATATATTCATTTCTTCTAAATCTAAATTTGATATACAATTAATGACAAAAGCTAAATCACATGGCAACTCCGTAAAGACAGCTGATGAAGCTGCACAAAAATTTAACAAAAATCAAAAAATGGTTAAAACATTTATAAACAAACATAATAACTTAAAAAGAAGCATTAAAAATCAATTAATTACTTTTTATGAATAATAGTTATAATTATAAATTTATATTTTATTTAGGAATAAAATAAGTTAAATATAAATTTTATTTATATTCTAATTAGCTAATGACTATTACTATAGACTACCAAAAGCGAAAGAATACGAACCTCTTCATTAAATTGCAAACTAACAAGAATACCCATCTGACGAACATTCAAAATTATATACCCATATATGAACGTTTTTTCTCATTGAATAGCACGAATTATAATTCCATTAATTTAAATCATCAATTATATATTTCAGACATTAAGGATATACATGAAAAGGATATTTACAACGAAAATATATTCAATTGTAAACTAAAAAATATTACGGATAATGTGCAGGTATTACATAAAAATGTATTTATAAAAATGGCTCCATTATTAGACCCATTTAAGTATATAATCGGTAAATATAAACATGATGATCCTAATCTATTTAATTTGCCCTCATTTGATAAAACAAATGATATAAATCCTAAAATTATGGAACAAAATAATTCAGCATACGTAGATGGGTTTTTCTCATTTTTAACAAACAAAGTATTACATGAACATAATTTTATACATGGTGTAGAATATTATGGTTCATTCTTAGCTATTAAAAATGATTATAAACTAAACATTATTGATGACATAGATTATTTAGTACAATCTGATTTTTTTAATAAGCAAAAAAACGTATTATTCAATGTTGAAGATTTTACACATTTATTATTAAATGATGACGATAAAAAACCATTAAAACCTTTAAAGATTTCTACTAGTTTAAAATCGAATTCATCTATTAAATCAATTGACGATTCTATGTTTGAAAATATTTTTGAAAATGATACTGAACATGTGTCTCTAACAGATATTAAAAACATGGGTCTCGATATTGTTGATATTACAAATTCATATGAGGTCGAAACTGATACACCTCATAAAACCGACACATTGAGATCCGGTTCAACTTGTTCTTCCAGAACTTCCCATACGAATGATAATGATGAAAATGATTTTATGAATAATAAAATGAATTTTGAAGATGAAAATGAAAATGAAAATGAAAATGAAGACGAAGACGAAGACGAAGACGAAGACGAAGACGAACACGAAGAAATGGATTTAGAAATAGATGAGAACGAATTAGAATTAGAAGAAAAGGAAGAGTTAGAAGAAGAAATGGATATTGACGAGTACGAGGATGTTAATAGTGATGATGAAAATGAAGAAAAACTAATGTTAACTTTTGATAAATTTCCAGTACAAGTTATTTGTATGGAACAATGTGAAGATACATTTGATAATTTAATTCTTAATGGTGCTTTAACGAATGACGAATGGTTTTCTGCATTAATGCAAATAATTATGATTCTTATAACATATCAAAAAATGTTTTCATTTACACACAATGATCTACATACAAATAATATAATGTACATATCAACCAACAAAAAATTCGTATATTATACTTACAAAAAAAAGACGTATAAGGTACCAACATTCGGTAAATTATACAAGATTATTGACTTTGGTCGTGCAATCTATAAATTTAATGGAAATATATTTTGCAGTGATAGTTTTCAAATAGGTGGTGATGCAGCAACCCAATACAATACAGAACCATATTTTAACGACAAAAAACCACGTTTAGAACCTAATTTTAGTTTTGATATTTGTCGTTTAGCATGTTCTATATTTGATTATGTTGTGGATGATTTAGAAGTAATTAAAAACTTAGAAACTTGTTCTCCAATAATTAAATTAATTGTTGAATGGTGTATGGATGATAATGGAATTAATGTTTTATATAAAAATAACGGTGCTGAAAGGTATCCGGATTTTAAACTTTATAAAATGATTGCCAGGCATGTTCATAAACATACGCCTATTTCACAACTGGATAGACCTGAATTTAGTAATTTTATTATTTCAAATAAAAATATTCCAAAATCAGAACCTATTTTAAATATAGACGATTTACCTTGTTATTGTTAAACGTATTTTCATTTAATTATGTTTAATTAGTATAATTATATTTATCATATATAATTATAAATATAATGTCCAATTTCGGATTTATTATTACAAGGCATGTTAATTCAGCTAATACTAACAAATATTGGAATCAAAGTGTAAAACTAATTAGGACACTATATCCTTTAAAACACATCGTTATCATAGATGACAACAGTAAACAAGAATTTGTAAAAGCCGATTTTGAATATAAAAATCTTACTATAATTCAATCAGAATATCATGGAAGAGGAGAATTATTGCCATATGTATATTATTTAAAATATAAATGGTTTCCTAATGCAGTTATTTTACATGATAGTGTATTTATTCATAAACGAATGCCATTTGAAATATTCAAAACACCAGTAATTCCCTTATGGCATCACGTATATGATAAAGAAAATATTAATA